GCCGAAGACCTGCGCAGCGCCGGAGACCTGCGCAGCGCCGAAGACCTGCGCATCGCCGAAGACCTGCGCATCGCCGGAGACCCACGCATCGCCGGAGACCTGCGCATCGCCGAAGACCTGCGCATCGCCGAAGACCCGCGCATCGCCGAAGACCTGCGCAGCGCCGGAGACCTGCGCAGCGCCGAAGACCTGCGCATCGCCGAAGACCTGCGCATCGCCGGAGACCCACGCATCGCCGGAGACCCACGCATCGCCGAAGACCTGCGCATCGCCGAAGACCCGCGCATCGCCGAAGACCCGCGCAGCGCCGAAGACCCGCGCAGCGCCGAAGACGATACAATCCACGCCAATAAAGACAGTTGGCTCGACATGGGCGCTATTCTTGACCCATCCGTTACCATTGCTGTGCTGGTGCCACGTTTCAGCGGTGGCGTCAGGAAATAATTGCTTGAGTTTATCGAATGTCATGGGCTAGGCCCCTCCTGATTCTGCGGGAGTTGTTGTTGTACACGGTGTACAAACTGCCTCTGGCGTGGCGTGCGATCCGCCCGCTTTGCGTTGGAGGTCTAGGGCTTTGTCTTGCTCGCGCTGGCAGTCCTCGCAGGGCATCCCGTTGGGTGCCTCGATGATCGTCTCGGAAGTGAATGGCACGCCCGCAGTGGCCTCGCGCATGCGCCTGATGACGATGTGCCCGCAGCCAGTTCGGACCTTGAAGGGCATGGTGCTCTGAGTTTTAACTAGCGTGCTCATGCGTTTAGCCTCTCTTTCTCGTAAGCCTCGCAATACTTAGAGAAGGTCTTTTGAATCTGGTCCTCCTCGGCTTTGGTGATGATGGCCCCCTCTTTGCGAACCACATCACGCCAGTGGTTGGCCTTCTGTTTCCAAGCAAGGCAATTCTCGGTCGTGTCGGAGGACTGTGACAGGGCCTCAAGTTGGCCGATGATTTCTAAACAATCCTGTCGCGTATTGGGCATTTGGAATGCGGCTCCTTAAACCGCGTTGCGGCATTTAAGCCGCTGCTGAATGGCCCGTGCGAGGGTGTGCTTTCCGCACCACGCCGCACAGCGGGGCTTGTTGCTGATGGTTCCGGCAGGGCGGCCTGCGCCTTTGCGTTTGCCGCCCCAGGATGGTTTGTTCTTAGGTATTCGGTGCCTTTTTGGCTGGCACGCCTGCCGCTTCTAGCACTTCGGCGGGAAGCTGGCGGCGATACTTGGTGACGAGGCGCAACCCCAGGGCGGCCTGTTTGGGACTCAGGAAGGCCCGCTCTGCTAGGGAATGGCCTATTCCGCTGTCCATTTTGTTGAACCCCATGCCGTTCAGGTCCCGCGCCCTATCGACATCGTAATCCGCAAGTATCTGCAATCCTTGGTGAATTGCGGATATCTGCGTTTCTGTAAGCGTTACAGCGATTTCCGCCACCTTCTCGCGCGTCACGTCCACAGTTGCGGGCCGGTCGTCTATGGGTGCTTCAATCTCCTCCGCGATGGCGGCGCGTTCGTTGTTGTCCAGGGCTGCATCTATGACGGCCTGCTTACCGATGAGCGTTTTGGCCATCTTTGCGTCAAGGCTGCCATCCAACACGAGATGCTGAACCAGCACGGCATCATGCTGGCCGATCCGGTGACACCGATCTTCCGCTTGAGTCACGTTGCCGGGAACCCAGTCCAGTTCGGCAAAGATCACGTGAGCGGCTGCTGTGAGCGTCAGGCCGACGCCAGCGGCTTGGATGTTGCCGACAAAGACCCTGCACTCCGGGGAGGTTTGGAACTCGTCTACGTTCGCCTGGCGCGTCTCCATGGGCGTGTCCCCAGTGATGGATACGGCCCGCACGCCAGCAGTGCTCAGAGCGTCCATGATGCCCGCAACTACGTCCTTGTGGTGTGCAAACAACACAATTTTATGCCCTTCCTCCTCAAGGGCATCGGTGATGTGCTCAATCACCTGGGGGAGTTTGGAAACTGCCGTGCGGTGCCTGAGGTCTGACATTTCCGTGAATGCCGCCCGCGTCCGCGCCTTCAGCAGGTTGACCGCTTCCTCGTACTCCTCTTTGGTGCCAGCCTTGGCGAGCTCGGCCCGCGTACGTAGTTCAACGATTTCATGCTCATGCCGGTGGAATGCCTCATTCTCTTCCTGAACCGCGCTCATGGCGGCGCGGCTGGGGTCTAGTTCGACAAGCTGGCGTTGCTTCGCTGGCAGTTCCGTGAGGACATCGGCCTTCTTGCGGCGCACCATGATCGAAGAACGGAGTTTGTCCTGTAGTTTGTCGAGGTTGGAAGCGCCCGAGAAGTCCCAGCCATAGCCGTTTTGATGGGCGTCACAATAGTCCTTGACGTAGTACCAGAACTTCGGGAACGTACCAGGGTCCAAGTAGTGGAAGATGGGCCACCCCTCAATCGGGCGGTTGGGAATCGGCGTACCCGTCAGGGCCAGCCGTCGCCGCGCCTTCAGTTCCGGCTTGCCTTCCTTCTTTTTCGTTTCCTCTTGTCCTACAACGGCCTGCGTGCGCTTCGCGTCTGGATTCTTTAAATAATGCGCCTCGTCAAGAATGATCGAGTCCCACGCGACCGACTGAAGCCGCGTCAGGTGCTTGGTCAAGATGTCGTAGTTGATGATCGTGATTTCTGCGTCGATCCACGATGACCCGGTGGTGATGATGGCTTTCGAGTACTTCCGCGTAAGCCATTTCTCCATCTCGCGCAGCCAGTTAAGCCGCAAAGACGCGGGGCAAACAACCAGGATGCGTTTTAGGGATTCGTCCGCGTTGATAATCCCGATGGCCTGTATGGTCTTGCCTAATCCCATCTCGTCACCAAACAGCACGTTAGGATGGGCCAATCCGAAAGCGATACCGGCCCGCTGATAAGGCAGATACGACAGACCCTCGGGAACCGGGATATCAATATCGGCGTCGGCGGCGCGGCTGGCAGCGATGGCTTGCGCCTTGGCGGCTGCTTTCTCAGCCTGCGCCTTCTTGATGCGCTCGGCTGCATCTGGGTCAGCGAGGGACGCCGCTACGTCGGGCTTGTCTGTCCACCAACACTTCGCGGCAGGGTCCCAACGAAACCCCGCTGCTTTTACGATGTCTTTCTGAGCGAAGCTGGATTTAGCGATCCAGCGTGAGCCGAGTTGCACAACGGGTATAGATGCCGTTTCCATCACGCCCCCAATGCCTTAGCCAGCAGGGTGTTGATTCTTGCAATGGTTTTCATTTTGGTGGGCGGCTCCTTGTACCGCAGAGCCAGATTAAACTAACTCCGTCAGTAAATCAAGAACAAAAATGCAAACATACTGGAACACGCTGACAACAAGGAAGAAACAGTTTCTTCGGCAGGCCCGCAAATTTCCTACAACTTGTAGGAAATGCGCCCACCGACAACACCAGCCCGAGCGCAGCGCACACTTTGGGGAACGACCATGAAACGTAAGGCGCGCAGGATAGTGGGTGTGGTCGCCAACCCCAAAGCCGCGCTACAATCAGAACTGTATGGGAGCAATGGGATACAAGCAGATAGCGGTATCATCTTCTGAGAGAAAACGAGTCGAGCGCACCGAGGGCCTCCAGCGTGCCTTCCTTGCCGCTTTCGCTGCATGTGGCCGCGTCAATGAGGCCTCCCGGTGGGCACACATCAGCCGGAACACTCATCACGACTGGCTCAGAAGCGATCCTACCTACCGCCCGCGCTTTGAGAAAGCGATTGAAGCGAACAACCAAGCTCTTGAGGACGAGGCCATCAGGCGAGCGGTAGAAGGTGTCCGTAAGCCTGTGATGTATAAGGGCAAGCAGGTGCATGTAGGTGGGGTTGCGCAGTGGGAATCGGAGTACTCGGACACATTATTGCAGATGGCTCTGAGGGCACGCATGCCCGACAAGTACAAGGAACGGGTGGACCTCAAGTTCGACTGGGATGGGGACCCATCGAAGCTAACAGAGGCCCAACTCGACGCAATTTTGTACGCTGCGGAGCGTGCACAATATGGTCGGGAAGAGGCAGACAGACGGCTCGAAGCGCGGAAGCGCGAGGATCAAGGGGCGGTCATCGATGTGCTGCCGGAGCCGGAAGTTGGGCCGGATGGGTGGTAGGTTGGGTGGTAGGTTGGGTGGTAGGTTAAGTCCTGATTCATCAGTGGTTTGATAGCTTCCTTATGCCCAGGTTTTACTTCCCCTATTGGGCAACTTATGATAAGCTTATGGCATGAATGAGGAATTGCAGCGTTTTCACCAGCGCCCAATCGGTGAACAGGTGCGAATAATCAGGCAGAGGTTGAGGCTCAGCCAGTCGGAGATTGGTCGGCGCTTGGGGATCAGCCAAGCGGCGGTAAGCCAGATGGAAACGGGTGGTGCGGAGTACACCAGGGGAGAGACTGTAAGGCGCGTGGCGCAAGCCCTAGGCGTTTCCGAGCTGCATGGTGGCTTGATCCCTCCATGGATCGGCGGGCAGGAGGATTGGTAATGCCTGAGGCAGCGCACATGATTGGGCTGTATCTGTTCCTGGTGGTGTCCTACGGCTTCTGGCGCTCCATAACTGGGCGGATAGATTGGACGCGCGTGAATATGCCGGTGGAGCAGTGGAGGGCTGGGATGGCGCTGGCGGCGATCTTTGGATTGCTGTTCATATTGATCGGGTGGCGCACATGAGGACGAAGGATCTTGTACACTGTGTACAAACCAGCGAAGGGCAAAAGCCCAAGCGGCGCAAGCCTGCGCCTGCGCCCCGAGGACATCCTCGCCACCAAGGGAGCCGACATCACAGAGCTTGGCTTGGGCGTGATCGGCACCCGAAGCGACAAAATCGTAAGTGATTGATTCTAGGTAGGCGCTTCCCCATGTCCAGTACCTCCGAGTGCCCGGCGATTCGTCCTAGCGCGCTGTGGGGACCCAAAACTTAGGGGAATTATATACATGACTACCGCTCCGCGAGCAGTGGCAGTGAATGCACATCCCGCGACCGTTGGCGTGGTTGAAGCGAATACATCCACACTCGCCCGGACTTTCGCCTTTTCTACAAAAATCTTCGCCTTGCGCTATTTTTCATCTTGATTTCTGGCGCAAGGTGAGCGATGATGGGGCTGCCAGATTAGGAGCTGGTTTCAGAATGAAAAACACAATGGATCGTGAAAATGCACTCGCAACCAAAGACATCGGTGGCGTCCCCGCGTGGACCCAGCAGGCTGACGCAGATGCCTACGCTACGGAGCGCGGGATGCCTGCCTTGATCGGCTATCGGTACGACCATATTTTTTTCTGGTCGCCCGTCCCCAGCAATTTCGATGTCCTGTCATGGAGACAGGGCGTGGACTGCATCACATACCATCGCTACGATCGCGGCCGTGGCTACTCCGAGACTCACCAAATCGGCCCCCTCGAATTCGCACGACTATAGCGGTCTCCGGAGGGGCGAAAACTAGGGGATTTATAATGAAGAACACAACGCTTGCCACCCGCTACTACGTGACCCGCGACCCCGAGAACGAGTTCCCGGAGCTCAACGGCCACCACGCTCAGATCATCAGCCAAGACCCCCACGACGACGCGCATTACACCGTCTGCGTGTGGGGCAACGGATCTTCTCTGGAGCAAGCCCTCAACGAAGCTTCCAGTGTGATCCGCTTCACCGAGCTTGGCTCGGTGGTGGCTGACATGGACGCCATCCAATCGCAGATTACGGACCAGGCCTACAACGCCTACAACGCTTGGGTGGGGTCGAATAGCACCCATGACGGCTCCCCGCGCCGCACCCTGAACGCGATGGCGAAGGAACTGTGCGAAGAGTACGTGCTGAACGCCATCGAGACGGCCAAGGGCGTAGTGGACATTACCGCAGACGTGACTGCTGATCAGCTTCAATGAGGCCGCGATCAGCGAAACGCCAAAAAGATTTGGCAGGGGCAGAGGCATGAGTAAATCCACCATCAGCACCTTATCAAGCTGGGGAGGAAGGCGCAAAGGCGCCGGCCGCCCCATCTCCAAACTTGAGCGCTGCTCCTGCGGAAAGCATACGCTCAGGTACGCCCAATCCCATCGCTACGCATGCGCCTCGCCTATCCGGCCTGAGGGCATCGGAGGGGG